GTTCAAAAACTCTAGATGATTTCATAGAACAAATGAATATGGATGAAGTTCTATATAAGGGTGAAATTCCATTTCATGAATGGGATGAAAGTAGTAAAAGATTTATGGTGATTGGTCGTAAATGATACATGTATTTTGTTCTAGATGGGGTGAAAAATATCCTGTCGAGTATGTCAATAATTTGTATTTTATGGTAAGACGTCATTTGCCTATGGAATTTAAATTCTATGTGCAATGTACTACTACGCGTGGTTTACATCCAAAAATTGAACAATTACCTTTTCTAACTGATTTACCAGAATCTACACCAAAAGAAATGTGGGACTCTAAAGATCATAGAAATGGTTTGCCAAGACTTTGGGACAGACCTAAAATGAATTACTGGAAACCAGGCGGATGGGGTATTAAAGGTCAAAAGATAGCTTTTGATCTAGATGTTGTCATTCAAAATGATCTTACTCCTCTTATTGAGATGCACCAAGATAAAATATTATTTGGTAGGTCTTGGTGGCACGATATGGATCTTGAACAAAAACCTAGATGGATTAAATGTCATAGCGCCAAAATAAATGGTGGGTGTTTTATGTGGAATGATGAACAAGGAGCACCAATTTGGAGAGATGCTAAAAAGAATGCTAAAAAACTTTACTTCATTTACACAGGTGGAACTGACAATTGGTTAACAGAAAAGCATTTAGATAAATTTGATTTCATTCCACCTTCAATGTACTATTCGTATAATCGTGGCTGTGAATGGCCAGATGATATTGAAATGCATAAACTAAGAAAAGATAAAATAGTATGCGTGTTTAATTGCGACGTTGGAAATCCGTTGCATTTTGAATTACACGACGCAGCAAAGGCACATAAATGGGTCAGCGAATACTGGCATTAAGAATTGGCGATAAGTATGGTCCAGAATATGAAGACTATCTTAGAACTAAATTTGAAAAAATAACTTTTATACGTGGTCCATTCTTTCCTGAAATGAAATTGCAATGGAATAAAGTTTGTGGCATGGCATTTGATATGGATGAGCCACTTGTTGTAATTGACATTGACATGCTTTTCATGAATGATTATGAAGAAATCATAAATTACCCTATAAAAAGAGGTGAATTTTTAGGCATGAAAGCTTGGTGGAAAGACACCGAAAAGCCTGGATATTCTCTCAATGGAGGTTTTTACAAGTATTATCCAAAAGATTGCAGGTACATATTTGATAAATTTTATGATGACATAGATTACTGGCAAGAATATTATATTAAAAATGGTACAACTGTAGGGCCAGTAAATGGTGAACAATACTTTGTAGAAGATTCAGTAAAAGAAAGACTAGAATTAAAATTCTTGCCTCAAGAATGGTATGGCAAAATGATTCTTCATCCACCGCAAAAATGGTTAGATGAATGCAATCAAGCATATCCAGGTGAATGGTTCTATAAAGATGGTAAGTTTAACGAATCAGTTAAGATTGTTCACTTTCAAAGGACACATTTGCTTCATGAATTATGGCAAACAACTCAACAGGAGTAGTTGCTTTTCTAATTCTTGATTTAAGTTCTTTTGATGCAGCTCTTACAGATGGAATATCAAACACTTCAATTTTCATTCTGAACAAATCTTCGTGCGAATACTGTGTAGCCATGTGATTTACTGAAATAGATGGTACTTCAATAGGAACTTCTTGAACAACTTCAACGACTCTTTCTACAGTTTGAGTTTCAACTTCTGGATTCACGATTTCCCCACCGTTTTTTCTCCATTCTAAAAACTCAACAAATTCTCTTTCCTGCGCTTCTTCTTCAGCAACATAGAGATCTGTCATCTTTTGAATTTCTTCAATATCAAAAGTTTCAAGAAGTTTTGCAAACATACTACCTGCAGTAATAGTGGTTGTAAGGTTTTCAACACGACCCCAACCCTCTGAATCAAAGTATGCAGTTTGTACAAGAGTTCTTGACGTATCTGCAAACATTGCATACATAAAGTCGAATTTACCATTGTTAAATTCTTCTCTACGTCTTTGAGTCATCAAGACTTGACCGCGTTTTGGGCCTTTTACTGTTGGTTCTGTGTTATCTTCAGTTTCCATGATTTATTTATTCCTAACCTGTAAGATTCAAATAATATGTATTGATGTCACCAGCTGCACCATTTGGAGTTGCTGTGGTGGAGTAAGTCGGATCAGAAAATGAGAACGATGAAGACTGACCAGATTGTCTTTTATCGATAAATGATCCTCTGTTTTCACCAGTTTGAGTAGTCGAAACAGTGTAATTCAAATTGCCATCATCAAGTCTTCTTCTCAAAACAGGCAAAAGAACATTATTGATAAGGTTATCACCAACTGCAATAGATTTTTCTTTAATTGTTTGATCAGTAGAATTCCAACCGACTGGATTTACTTCAGTGCCTGGAATAGTTGTCAAAGCTGTTTTAAGCCAAAGCTTGTAAGTTGTAGTACCAGCTGAATATGTAGTATCTTGGAAAAATGTTCCTTTATCGACCCAAGTACCAGCTCCACCATCTGTTGGAGTTGAAGTACTTACTCTATAAGTACCAACTTCATCGCCAGTTTTCATATCAGTAATGCATTGAGCAATGATTTCGTCGTAAATATCTGCTTCATCAGAGCCAACAATTTGCAATTTGCCATCTGTAGTATTCCAATAAAAATATGCATCAGAATTTAAAGTACTATTTGAAGGGTATGAAGGTACTCTTCTATCTTGATAGTAGTTGTATGTCGTAACGGTATTAGTACCAATAGATGCTTGTGAAGGCCAGTCACCAGCTGATGGAGCAGTTGTACCATCATATGTCGGTGTAATATCGTCACCAGCACTATTTGTTCTTGCTTTAGTATTTGTTACTTGTGTCGCAATTGTATTTGCACCAGTACCAATCAAAGTATATCCACTCACTGAACCAATAACAATTTTACTAGTTGTAATTGTATCAGCATTTAATTGAGTAGCAAATCTAGCTCTAAGATTATAACAAATGCGGTCAAGTTCCGCATCTGTCATTTCTTTTAGACCGTCATTACCTGACTTAATTTTAAGTGGTCTAGCCATACTATATCCTATTATTGTAGCAAGGAACCTGTAATTAGAACAGTACCATTTACATCTTCAATATTCAAAGTTTGAGAGTTTGTAAATGTTTGACCGCCAACTGTCAGTTCCAGCGATTGTGGTGAAAGTACTGAAGTCGAACTTACAAGTCTCCATTCAGCCCATCTATAAGCTCCATCAGAGTCTGTAGTATTATTACCAGGTTTCTGTGAGTGCTTAACAATATTTTTCTCAGATCTTTCTGCAGATGATAAAGCCAAAGCTTTTGCTTGGGCAGTTGGATCGTCGATAAGTGTAGCATCCAAGAAGTACAATTCACCAGCCTGTCTACCAGCAAACACTCTACCTTTTTCTTGTTGTTTATCAGTAATCTCAATCACAAGACCGTGGAAATCAGCATCAGAATCAGAATCAGAAGCTCGAGGAAGACCAATATATCTATGTCTGTTATCGCCTTCGGCAAGGGTAAGACCAGTTCCATCTGAGTCACCAGCTTCTTGCAAATAAATCTGCATTCCAAAAAGATCTGAGTCATGTTCAGAGTCATAAGATACTTTCACAAACTTAAATGCTGATTTTCTTAAATCTGCATCAGAGTGAGTTTCAGTACCGATTGTTTTTGCGTCATTGCCAATCAATCCATCAGAATCAGAAATTACGGTTTGCAACCAACCAAAATCGTGACGGTTATCAAGCAATGAGTAGATTTTAGCAGCAATAGAACCTTCAGAGTCACCTGGTACAAGATTCAGTCTTGAATCTGAATCATCAGAGTCTCTATTTTTTGCTGGACCAAATGGTACGTTCAAAGTTAAATGACCAGCTGGAATTGCTGGTGGACTTGAAAGAGTATAACCGCCTCTAGCAATAAAGTTAACTGAAATTACGTGAGTTTCAGAGTCAACAGCATCATATCTAGGGTCTTTATTAAATCTATCATCAACCCAAAGAGAACCATTGTCGACATCAAAGCTTGGTGGATTAGCACCTACAACAGCAACAGCATTCAAAGCAATGATTTCTTCTGCACCAGTAAAATCGGCTGGTCTCAGTTTAAATCTATTTTTAAATGATTCATTAAACTGATCTTGATTAATACCACCAATTAGACCAGTCATATTTTTAAGAACTACAGACTTGCGTTTATAAAGTAAACTATTTGAGACTGTATCAATACCTTTAGAAGTGGTATTTTTCAGTGTTTCACCAACAGCACCGATACGAGGCGTTGTAGCATCTTCGCCCAATGCAATAAATGTTACTTCAACCCTTGTTGGTAAATCAGCGCCTTCAGAATCTCTTGTAAAGAAGAATGTATCACTGTCATCTGGAATGAATTTATAAAGCGGTGTAATAGCATTATCTACATAGTTTGTAAACTTAGTAGAAGCTTCAACTTCAAGAAGCTTATCGCCACCATAAATATATACAATTGACTTATCAGTATTATCAATTTCAGCTTTTACAGTAGAGTCAAGAGCTGAAAGAGTGGAACTTGAGTTTACAGCATCTCTAATTGCTTTTGCGATACCTTCTTTTTCAAAATCAGAATCAGCGGCAATACTAAATGAAATAGTTACAACACCACCGCCAAATGTACTACCACCACTTGCGTTCACAGCGGCAACATCTGAGTCAGCAGAACCATCACTATCGTGAAGAATTAGTTTTGCTTTAGTAGAATTTGAAAGACCTGCCCAAGTATCAGAGTCAGTATTTCTATGTCTTGCATTAATTGGAGATCCTGCTGGATATGTAAATGGAGCATTTGACAATGGTCTCTCACCAGCATCGGAATCAAGGAAATAACTTTGACGCAAAGTCAAAGTGATATTATTACCAGCTTCGTCTGAATCCAAAAGTCTACGAGCAATAACACGGATTTGCGAGCCATTTTGGAACTGTTGACCAGAAACATTATTACCTGGCAAACGATAAGCGGCTGCTTCGCTTGTACCAGTTGTAATAACCAAAGTATCTGAAGTAGCATCAGAATCTCTAGTAACTGTAGGTCGTTTAGTATACATCTTCCTTGTAGAAAGGTTGATTGCAATTTCGCCTTCTTCAATTTGATCTGTTTGAGGTTGACCTTCAGCATTTAGACCACTTGATTGTGATCTTCTGTGCTGGTATACTGGTCTACCGTTACTAAAATTTATTGCCATTGTTTTATCCTAAGTATTGTACGACTGCCGTGCCGATAAACGGTTTATCAGAGAAGATGAGAATATTACCACTATCATCTACAAAATTTGTAACTGTGACTTCTTTATACATATCGTCTACATCTGAAAAACCAGTGTATGTATTGCCACTATAACCATTTGTGTTTGAAGCTGCAGCAGCGCCTTGAGTACCCCAAACGGTTTTAAATCTAACTGATTTCAAATTATCTGAATCAGATTCACCATCAATTGCATTGTACAGTTGAGTTCTCAAAACATCCAAAAACTCTGTCGTTACAGCTGAAGAATTATCAGTTTGATACGATCTTCTGTAAATTTTAAAGTTCATAATTTTCGTGACTGATTCAAAATCGCGATCTGCGCCAGAAGTTCCTTTTGTGATTGGAAGCATGTAATATCCATTTTGAACCTCAGTAGAACCATCAATCGTCAAAGCTGAAGAAAGTTGATGCCATTGTTCTGAATCCCATGCATCCGTGTAAGTTGTAATTGTTGTTGAAGAAGAAGTTCTAATTGGAGTAGTATTAAACACCCAACCAACATCATGACCACAATAAACAAAGTCATAAACTGTACTATTTGTTCTCAATTTAACTGGAGAAGATACATAAGAACCAGAAGCAACTGTGCCACCAAACGAAATATTATAATTCAAGAAACCTTCTGAATCTACAACTTTTGTAGCAGCGCAATTTTGGAAAGTACCATTGTAATCTCTCAGTTTTGTGTGATTTTGATTTGGATATGAAGTTCCGTTACCAGCTGTGGCTTGAGACCATTCAACTCTCTGATCACTATCTTTAAATTTGTATGGCGTGGTCCATACGTTAATTTCTTTACCACCAGAAAAAGATTCTCTAGATTCACGAATTCTAATTACATCACCAACTTGTGCAAGAGGAAGAACAATGTTTACTCTTCTCGTGTTATCAACACCAGTCATATCAACATCAATTTGCTCGCCTCTTGACATAAAATACATTTCAGAGTCAAGGAAAAGATCTGGAACTCCATCAGCATCAGAGTCAGCAAATATTTTAAAACCAATTTCAGAGTCGAAAAGTTTTGTACCAGAACCAGCAGTATCAGAATCTACACCAGTAGTTCTAAAACCAACTCTTTGAAACTTACCTGCTGGGTGTAGTTCACCAACTCGATATTCAAATTCTCCAAAGTCTCTACGATATCCGTAATAAGCTTGAGAATTATCAGTACCAATAGGATTATCACCAAAGTTTTGATAAACATCTGCAAAAAGGTCGTTTATTTTAGCACCACCTTTTCTAGCAGAATCGCCTGTGCCAGAGTCTGGCGAAAGTCCTAGGTTAATTAAATCACGAGTTCCCATAAGTTATTTATTCCTTCTTTATAGATTGATGTCTCTAATAATTTTAATCAAGTTGCCGTCAGAGTCACTCAAATTGATTACGTTTGGACTATAAGTTCCACTATCAGAATCTAATTTGGCATTAGGTGTTGGTGTTCCAGTTGGTCTCGAGAATGTGACAGTCGGAGCTGTGAAATATCCACGACCTTCGCTATCAATTGAAATACCATTTACTCTGCCTGTATCAGAATCAATAGTTGCAGTAGCTTTTGCTCTTGGTTTATCAAACGACTGACCAAATATATCTCCACTTTGTGGATTTTCTGAATCTACTGGTATACCAGTTTGACTAAAGCTTGTAATACTATCAAATGTTACTTGATCAAGTGCACCTACAAAACCTTCGGTTGCGTAGTCAGCAATCGAGTCTGAAGCTGATGCATAACCAACTTTAATTTCTTCACTGTCATTAAAAGTTGTTAAACTAGAACCAACCACATTAAAATTACTCAAAAACTGATTTGTTTGAATTCTGGCTGAAGTGGCAATATGCTCAATCACAACTTTATTCCACTGATCAAAAATCAAACCTTGCCCAGCAAGCGCTGTCATAGTATTAGTGAATGCAAAATTAACTATTCCAGTCGTTCCATTATAGAATATCTTCAAACTTGGTGTGTGCATAATGACTTTCCAAGATGAATCACCTGAAGTTGGATAAATCCAGAAAGATAGCCTATATCCTTGACCATTTTGTGTTGGAATAGCTTGCGGTAATGGATTTAGTTTAGTTTGATGATTATCTGAATCTTGTTGTCTCGCACCATTACCAAACTTAACAAGAGCATCACTGTCTGGTCTTGTGATTGTGACAGTTGGGGCTGTGTCATATCCATTACCACCTTTTGTAAGGCTAAGATTAGTAACTTTACCTGCTGTGATTGTTGCTACTGCGGCAGCAATATCTGAATCAAGAGCAGCTTGTGCAAAACCGGTTTCAAGACCAACTAGATCGCTATCACCTCTTCTCAGATTATATAAATTTTGTCTATCAGAATCTCTTGCACCAGGTGTAGAAATTGCGGCTCTTGAATCAAAGATTACAGTAGTATTTGCTACAGGACCGGCTAAAAATACTTTTGTCTCAAATTCAAGTTGCCACTCAATAGTTCTTCTACCTTCAATCTCACCAACCCAATCGTCAGTCCATGTAGTTGCCGTAAGTATGATTGGCATATCAAAATCATTTGTAGGTACTGGTGTATCAGAATCTCCATCAGCTGGAAAATGTCTTACTTTTACAGTATATGCTGGCTGGAAGAATGGCAGAATTTGTTCAATAATTTGCCAACCATCATTTAGATTTTTTGTTTCAAGATACAGTGTATATGAAAGATTGTATGGTACAGGTGTTTTAATTTTTTGTCTTTTGACTCTACTATCAGGTGTTCGAATCAAATCTTGTTTACTAGTCAGCTTTCTATTAACATCGTAGTTCATTGCAACAAGTTCATAAGACATTCTTGGAAGAAGCTTTTCAAACATTTCTTCTTCTGGTTTAAAAGCTTTTTGAGCTTCTAGCCATTTCGCTCTTGGACCATATGAAATCGGAACTGGAACAAGTTTACCATCTTTTCTCTTAATAACGATGTTATTAAAAAGACTGCCAAAAACTGCTGTTGCAGCTTTAATAGTTTCATGGTAAAAATGACGTCCAATCATTAAATATCATCCAAGTTTCTAATACCAGGTAAATTGTGAGCTCTTGCTGTATAATCGTCAGTCAAGTTTTTCGGTTGCTCTACTACATTACCTTCATAATCATAAACATCTTGTGTTTCTGCTTGTTGCTCAATAACAGTGTTATCAGCCCATGAATCAAAGATTACGTCGCTATCTGTAATATCGATAGCTTTTGTTTCTGAATCAGTAAACTGAATACCATCTTTTGCTTTTGAAACAATATCATCAGTAGTGCTAATTTCATTACCAACATTATCATAATTAACTGCAGTTGGATTAAACTCGAGATCTTCACCAGAAAGTTCAAAGAGTTTACAATGTAGTTTATATTGGTAGTTATCACCTAACTGATAAAATGCTCCATCATGAAAAGTCGTAACCCTTAAAATTTCAAATACTTTTGGAACATACTGCTTTTTATTTTGAGCAGATCTACCAAAAGGAATTACAATCAAATCACCTTCAAGCGGTCTAATTCTTGCATATTTTTTCAGAACTGCTTGATATGCATCAGAATCTGCTGCTGTACCAAAAGTATCTGAATCAGTATACCTTCTTTTCAAAGTGACTCTATATTCAGAGTCTAAATTCTCAAAATTATTTATTGCGACATTCATAATGACTTCTTCACGGAATTCGATACCGTATTGAGTCATCACATCGCCTTCACCTTCAAAGCCAGCGGCTGCAGCTAAAAGCATATCACACTGAAAACCTTGATCAAATACAGATTCTGGTCTTTCATTCCAAACGTCATCAGTATAATCAGATGCTCTTGGCATATACCTTACAGTAATACCATTCACATTAATAGATTCTCTAATGAGGTTTTGAACTAGTCTTTGTTCGTTTGTTGAAAATCTTGCTGAGTTGCCAAATTGATTTATGTAACCATCAATATACGTATTGCGAATACCTGCAGCTAGAGCATAGTCTCTATTTACTTTTTGAATAGATCTATTAAGGTTTTCGCCAAATTCTGAATCATTGTCACTATCGCCATCAAACCCGCTTGAAGCAATGGTAAATCCAGAATAGTTGTTTTTGATAGCCATTAGCCATAGTACCCAGCGTCATATCCCACTCTTACAAGCCTTGCCATCATCTCTGCAAATGCATCTTCAATATTATCAGCACTAATTCTGAAAGACGATGCCGTATCACCTTCAATATCATTAAAGTCTTTATAGAGAGTTCTTTGATCTGAAGCTGAAAGCTTAGATGATTGAGTTCCAGCTTGAAGTCTAGAAAGGGCTCCGTCAAAATCAAGTCTCAAATCTTTTGGTGAAAATTCAGTTTCAACTTTCAACAGACCATCTGAACCAACTTTCAAAAAGGCTGGAGCTGAAATACCGTATTCACCATTTCTTACATTGACTGTATTAATATCAACACGACCATAAGGATTTGATCTAGCAAAATTATCTCTAAAGCTTTGGCGACTTTGGTTTGCCACATTTGTAGAAAGAAGAACTACATCGCCTTCTGAAAGATTTTTAAATGCATCAGAGTCTATACCACCAGCAACACCTCTTTTAGTAAACGTTGCATCACTATCCCATTGAATTTGAGCAGATGTCTTAATACCAAGAATTCTGAAATCACTATCACCAGTAGGTTTTTCAAGTCTCAAAAGTCGTCTATTTTTATCTGAGTCGGTAGCATAGACAGCTTCCATAAAGTTACCAATTTTGATAAATGCAGTACGAAGTGGATCACCTGTGTTCGAGTTAGGAGAATTACCAATATTGATTCTTACATTATTTTTAACTCTACGAGCTGCAGAGTTAAAGGCAACTTCTGTGCCAGCATCATTTTTAACTGGAGCTGTACCAACCTCACCAGGTCCATCGCCATAGTTTGGTTTTAAAATATCACTCAGATTACGATTTGCCATTTGTTATCCCTAATAGCAGAGTTTCAAGTCTTTGAAGAGCATAACTAATTTCGTCTTGCTTTTCTTCTAGTCTTGAGATTCTATCCTCTTTTTCTTTTTCATTTTGCAGTTTCTTTTTCGCTGCTACATAATCTGCTCTACTAGTATTTAACACTGCACCGCTTTTTTCATCTCTAATATACTGTTTCATTAAATTACCGCAATTACTCTCAAATCTTTAATTTTTGGAACAAAAGATTCGTTTTGACATCTAAACAAAATTCTAATCTTAAATGATTCAAACTCTTCGCTTACGTCTTCTGTGAGAGTGTACTCAACAAAGTCAGAAGACGATGAAAAAGCGCTAAAGTTTGTCTCATTCACAAGTTGATTTCTTGGGAAAGTTTGGAAATCAAATTCCGCAAATGGAGTTGTATCACCGACTGGTCTAGCTTTATACTGAACAATCAACTCAGAACCTGGTTCCATGTCAGCATCAAATTTAACTTTCAATTGACTTGCAGGAACTTCCAATTCAATTTCTTTTGTAATGAATCCTGCAAATTCTTGATTACTTTGAATACCTGCAATATAAGAGATAAACTCATCATGTACTTTATCACTATCAGTTGCTTTTACTGTGGTTGTCGTGAGACTATTATCAATTTCAGAATCAGTAATAAAGTCACCAACAGAATATTTTTCAGTAAAGGCTGTTGACATAGCGTCAAGTCTCATAATTGGCGAAAGATATTCATTATCCGTAATTAGAGTAACCTTATTTTCATAATCAGAAGTATTTGTTTTATTCAAAGTATTTTGAACAATTTGAGGGAACGTAAAGTCTACATATTCATCAATATCAATTTCAACAAAATCACTTGCTTTTGCATTTGGTGCTTGATAGTAAATAGAATCAGTGTTATAACCATACTTATTTGAAGCAGGTCTTACATCCACAATACTACCTGTGGTAGTTTTAATTTCTGATTTTACCGAAGTTCCATCAAAAAGAACTGGTGACACATTAGTTTTTACTCTATCAAATTGAATATTTGCAGTAGCAACTACATCAGTTCCACCACCTTTACCAGCTCTAACACCTTTTCTCCAAGATGTGTAACTTAATTCAGAGTCTGCTTCAGTCAAGTCAATAAAGTAAGAATCTTTAGTGGCATATTTCACATTGTGAGTTTTTCCAGATGCACCTGTTGTAAGATCACTTAGAGAGTCTACATTGTTGATAAGCGATACTGGAATACCATTAAAGTTTGAAGCTGAATTAAATCTAGTATCTTCAGAGTCATTAGTTGCTGGGAAAATATCATTTCCACTAACACCTAGAATTCTCACCTGATGAGTATCATTTGGTCCATACATACCGTGGTTTGGATGATAAACTTTAACAAAGTGTGAACGATCAAACGTTTCAATGGCAAGACCATTTTGACTTTGACCAATTGGATTTGCGTAATAGTTATTTGTATCTTTAAATGTAATTGAAGATTCTTCAGTTCCAAAGTTAGCTCTATAAACTTTGAACATCATATCTCTATTTTGGTCAGCTGTCCAAGTAGAGTTGTTTTGAGATTTAAAGAATGAACCATAATAACCACCAACATTTGGCTGTGCATCAATCTTACCACCAGTGATTACATCATTTTGACCTTGAACTGCAGTCCAAACAGTTGTTTTATCTGATGGAGTCAAAAGAACTATACAATACTCTTTATAAGATTCAATGTAACAAGGTGCATCTAATCTAAAGTTAGTTGCAGTTGTAGGTGAAGAAAGGTTTTCGTTTGCTTTCGTTACAGTAACTCTTGCATTGCCAAGAACTTCCATTCCAGGATAACCGTTTACCATATTTCTAATTTGGCACTGTACAGTATTTTGAAGCTCACGAGTATCTACAAATCCGAGCCAAACATCAACTGAAGTAATAAATGAACCAGTTCTTCTTGGAGCATCTACACTTGGTTCAAAGTTATTTGGATCAGCGCCTGGATCAAGTGGAAGAGTAAATGCTTGAGCTACAGGATCTTCATATTTTGCAGTTGCACTTTCAATTCTTGAAACATCAACCGCGTTTCTAGCAATTTCAACATTATTTCTAATGGTTTGAGCTCTTACTCTTACCATTTCACCTACATCAAAATAACCTCTTGAAGTAAATGTACCCGCAGCAAAAGTAGTATTTGCACCATCTTTATCAGTGATCACAAATCTTTTTGTACCAGTCTTAAATGTATTTGCTGGAATTGTAAATCTTCCGCGCAAATCGCCATTTACATCTGAAGAAACTGAGTTAAGTGCTCCATAAGTTCTTGTAGTTGCTGTTGGAGCAAATGGTGTAGTTTGACAGAATCTAGTAACATCAACTCCATCAAAGAGAACTTTAAGTTCTACATTAGGACGAAGACCTTCAACGACGAATTTTACCGTAATTGAACGCATATAAGCATTATCAATTTCTCTTACTTCTTTTGTTCTAAATTCAGTTTTTGTTGTTCTTTCATCTGCAAAACTAGCAGTTTTTGTCGTGATTTTTTTACCTGCTTCGATTTTTTGGGTAATTTTTACTCTACTACCCGAGCCTGAAAAGCTTGTCACGCCATATTTTTTTCTCAAAGCAGATTTTGAAATATTTTCTTGGGAGCTGAAGACTCTAAAAGTTTTTGTTTTTGTAGTACCTGACCACTGATAAGAAGTACTTTCTTTTGCGGTTCCAGGAACTTGAGTTGAAGTTGAACGAATATTATTAAAAACTGATTCACTAACAGAAGAAATACCGCCACCAAAAGCTGTTCTATCAATAGCAAATCCACTAACTACTCTACGGCTATCGTCTTTCCAATAATCCTGAGGTGGATCAAGATTAAGTTCACCTGCATAAATCCAAGTATTATATGGATTAATTCGAATAGTTTCAGAAGCAAAAGTTTGTGAAAGAACTTCTTCTTGATCATATGATTTTACAATGTAACCAGGCGTTTGACCCAAATAATATGGATCAATATTTGTACCATCATCAATTCTTTGTGTATTGAAGAAAGATTCAATAGACAATGGATACAAAGTCTTTTCTTGTGTGTCAATAGAAGATCTGTACAAAGGATGTAAAATATCAGCTGTAGAATTTTCTATTGAAAAATCATCTACAAGAAAGCCAGATTTTGTTCTGCCTGCAACGTCATCATGCAATGCTTGTGATTCGAGCATTGTAAGAGAAACTGTATCTTCAATTCTATCCATGCGTTGTTTGATTCTTAAAATATCTTGCATGGTAAATCTAGAATTATCTTTTACTTCTACATTCACTTGATCTTCTGCATATCTTACAGCTGGCGGCACATCCAATGTTGCCAATAGCATAGAATCTCTTGGAATTTCAGGACTTGTTGAATTAATATTTGCAGTACCAGGAATTTGTTTAAATTCATTTTTCTCTGTAAGAACAATATTTACCTTTTGACCTTGGTAAATATCAAAGTCGCTCGAGAAGTTAATATCTGGAAGTACTCGTACACCCGTATTTTCGAATTCTCTATGAGTAAATCCAAGTGGGTTAGAAGCAGTAGTAGTAACAGGTTTTTGTCTAAATCTAAAGTCTACAGTATTTCTCAAAGCAAGACCAGCAAGTGGTTCATCATTAACAATTTGTTGAGGCTCATCAAAATATCTTGGGTCAACATCGAAGAAACCAGCACCTTTATATGAATCAACATTAAAGAAGAATGAAGAGTTTGCATCTGCATCAAAGTAAGAGAAGAAGACTACCAAATCACCATTTGCTGGAGCTGCAACATTTTCTTTTCTAATAATTGAAGCTACATTGTATGAATTCAATCTTTGACCATTATCAAAAAGATAATTATCAGTTACATCTGAACCAGCAACTTTTGTATCTTTACTAGAATATGTAACAGTTTGAGTAAATGCATCTGTACCCGCTGGGACTCTTACAGTCAAAACTTCGTTAGCCGTAAATTCAGCACCATTTGTATAAACTACTTCAAGTTTAGTGGCATCACCAGTACCAGATTTCAAATTGTGGTAACCAGTTTGAGAAACAAGATTTGTTACTTCACCTTCATCAGCAGTATTTTGCAGAGCTACAATAGCTTTTGTACCACTAGATTTACCGATCAAAGTTGAACCAACTGGAATAGCACCACCACCTGAAACGGTAATATTAATTCTTGGGAAAGAAGCATTTGGAACTGTTGTGCTTGTACCCCAAGTATTGCTTGTACTACCTTGTCTGATTCCATAAACTTTGTAGACATCAGGATAGTACAAATTGATTACTTTATCAACTGCTGACCAAGAACTATTAATTGTATTTGGGCGTGTGAAACCTGCTTGATTTGTATTTCTAATACGCATTACGGCAAATTTAAGATTTTTCGTAATTTCAGTAGCATCATCAATAGTTGCTCTATCAAAAACACCATTTCTTGCGAGTGCACCACCATTGGAACTCCATTGAGTGTCATTTGGAAGTGGAGTTACAGCAAGACCACCAGTACCAGATTCAATGGTTGGTGGATTTCTATACAATACATCAAAGTTATTATCATATGGTTGAACGTTTTCACCACGAGCTGATGCGAGATCTTCAAACGATGTACCAAACAAAGCTGAACCAACGTTTTTCAGAGTTGGCTTACCATCATTAACTTCACAACTAAATGCAGCATCAGAATCACCAGCATTTAGACCTACAATTTTTTGTACTTGAGAGAATTTAAATTGATATGCGCTTCTTACTCTTACTTCAGAGTCATCAAGAGTAATTCCACCAACTTCACCTCTCAAAATTGAGTTCGCAGTAAATGTTCTTGTAGCACCTACAGTCAAGAAACCTTTGCTTCTCGAAAGACCAGCAACTGTACCACCTTCTGGAGATTCTGCTGCAGTCCAGTCTGAGTCAGCTTTATTAGTTTCATTTAGTTTGACTACAAAAGCTCTTGCTCCACCAGCTGTGACTTCTTGACCTTCTACCAAATCTGCTGCAATATCTGAATCCGATGGTTGATCTTGCAAATTAACATGTTGGAACATGCGAATATCATGCAAGTACAAATCACCTGTATTACCACCTTTATCTCTAAAACCATATGCTCTTGCATAACCAATTGTATTAGATTCAGAATCTTGGAGGGCAAGTCTATTTGCATAAGCATCAGGGCCAGCGCCACCAGCACCATCAAAACCTGGCAAAGCTCTATGGTTTGCACTTTTAACTTCTACATAAGGAACACCAGTAACTGGCATTTTAAAGTTATTTACTCGTGTCGTTGAAAGTTGACGGTTAACTTTAATATGAGTATCTGTCAGGGAAGATACTCTGTAACCATTTACATATCCAATACCGTCAGAAAGAACAAGAGAAAAGTTTTCTGAATCTTCAAGATTGTCGATAATTTTTGGTGTAAATGGTTTTACAACATAACTACCAGACTCTTCTTTTGTTCTCAAAGCCATAGTGTCGTTGAGAGAAGCATATGCTGGATTAATTGAACCGCCTTGTGGATTATTTACAGTGCCTTTAATAACGCCGTCTACAACTTCAATTTGTTTGTAGAACTGAGGATCAGAACCTTGATCTACAGTGTTTTTAATAACAATTGAAAGGGCGTTTTGAAGTCTGTTTGCACCAGGTGCGCCTTCATTTGTAGCGCCTCTAGCATTATCAAAAAGCGAGGCATCATCATTTGCAGTAATTGCTCTGGACTGAACACTAAAGCCAATCGCTGCTGTCGGTCTATGAGAAGTATTTGATACAACTACATTTTGTTCATTTAGTCTTGTAAAGAAACCATCAACATAGTAGACGCCTTCTTGAACAATTGCCATTGTAGCATCAGTAATAGATGAGAAAACGTTCACATAAGTTGTAGTCAAAGATGGGTTATCATCTGGTCTTGCATAAATGAAACCTTGATCAGAATCTGTAAATGTCTTTTTAGTAATATATGTGAGATAGATTCTACCAGCTTTTGCAGTTCCATCGATTCCTTCAGGAGTTCTAAATACTTTCGCTCTTACATCACCAGCAGCATTTGAAACAATCATTTCTGAGAAGTTACCAAGAGTACCTTCGATGGAACCAGCAATTGCATCAGAAAGAGGGAAGTTAACATCACCAGTACCAGATACTAAATTCATGGCATAAGTATCAAAGTTCAATGCAATGTTACCATCAGTAACTTGTGAACCATCTTTAAAAATATGATTACCGAATCTTGTAATTTGGTTTTGAAGAATGGTTTGAAGTTGTGTTAGCTCTCTTGCTTGTACAGCAAATCCTGGACGAAACAAGACTCTGAGATAATCTTTTGTTTCATCGTAATCATCGAAGTAAGGAGCTACGTTAAGGTTAATGGTTGCCATGGTTACTCTATCTTTTCTCTATTTATTAAAATTTCAAGATAATATTCAAAGATTCAATTTGATCTTCGTCTCTTGACAAGGCTGTTGCTAGATAATCTACAGTAAGAATTTGTCCACTGTTGAATCTAATTTCATCAGCAAATTTCTTAGAAATTGTATTATCGTGTGTTGTGCTTGTCAAAGAATCACTATCAGCAAAGTTCTTTTCAAGTTTGCCGACGTTTAGATAATAAAGGGTTCTGCCTGATGAAGCAACTGCTCTACCAGAGAAATCACTATCACCGTTTTTAAACAATACTCCATCGTTTGGAAAGAGTGATTGTGTATCTAACTGAACTTTTTTAGCAATTGTATAATATTCTTCAGTTGCTATTTTATTTGTATTTGCATCAACTGGATTTTTAATAACACCAATCATTGAAAAATCATTTTGTGCAACATTTCTAAAATCACCAGATTCTGGTATAGCTCTTGAAGTCAGCATTACATTAAATGCTTTCAACTCATCAGGAGCATTATCACCATGCCCTTCGCCTGGAGAAATATCAGCTTTAAAGATCGTATATGCAATTTGATCTGAATCTGAATCATCATATGCGATAGGCAAGGCTGTGTAGCCTTTACCTGGTTGATTTACTGTAAACTTCCAATTTCTATCACTATCGTTTTCACGAGTTGCAGTACCTAAAAATACTTGAGTTGGAGTTTGACCAGTACCATCTCTCAAACGAAGAGGGATACTTGTTTTTGTCGTAAAGAATCTCACATCTGAATCATGAGCATCGGGATTAATTCTAACGTTATAAACACTACCAACATCAGCGCTATTTTGAACTTGCAATTGGTCAAATTTTGCTGTACCACTTGTAGTTGTTTTTGCTTCTTCAGCTGTAATTTTTTCAGGAACTGGCATAAATGTATTATTCAAGAAAAGAATCGATTCTGAGTTGGTAATTGTATACATATATTGCCACCAATAACCATCAGTAGTTTTAAAGGCTGTGCCAGAAATACCTGTAGGTGGAATAGTTGAAACTGTACTTGGAGCAAAAAGACATTTATAAACATTTTGTCTTGGAACACCTTGAACGATTTCAGTTGAAAGAACATAGAAATCGCTATCAGTAGTTACTGTATCATAGTATGCGATATACTTTTTATTTTTTACCCAATTTTTTCTAGGAATAACTCTTGAAACACCGCCTGGAAGAACGCGGTGCATAGTTACCATATTTCTGTAAACTTGTACCAGATCTGAATCTGTAATTTCTTCTGAAAGATCACTATCAGCAAATGGATAAGAATCTTCATCAGAATATGCTACATAGATATAAAAAGAATCATCGTTGTTTGTATCACGAATCAAATCGCGGATGCCGCCAGCTAGGGCTGATTTAATTGATGTTGTAAACTTACCAATAGACATTATTTTCTCTTCTTATCCAATGGATAACGGACTACAGCGTCACTATCTAAAACTTGTACTGCTGTATTTATTCCAGTCAGGTAAAATGGCTGGACGACAGGCATAGAAGTAATATTTTCTGAGTCACCATAAATACCATAGGCTCTTTTCGAATGAGGAGCTTTTCTAGTAGAATATCTTGATACTCTTCTTTGCTCATCCAATTTAAATTTATTTCTAATTCTAGATTCAGGAAGCAGTTTATCAGAATCATATTCTGAATCTGAATAGTCATGAGTGATATTCATTCTTGATGCATAATCACCGATAATTTGCCAGCCAGTAGAAATATCAGAATCTCTATTTTTATTGAATTGATTATATTTTGCTTCATACGCTTCAATATTATAGAGAGTCGTTTTGCCATCAACAAATGAGAATCTGTTATCTAAGTAGAGTGCTTCGTTCAAATCAGCTGATTTCTTTTGATTCAGTTCAACTTTTCTATTTTTCGCTGAATCAAATG